CACCGAATTTTTGTGCGGGCAGAATTCGGACGCCCAGAGCGAGTCAGATGTCCCTTGAAGAGTGGATCGGAATAATTCCCGGTCAAACACTTCATAAGTGCCATAACACCAGTGAGTTTACTCACTGGTATACGGCGCTTTATTACAGCAGCCTTAACTAAAGGTCGGTGTAATGAGGGACAGTGCCTCTCAGCAGAGTACGAGAAAATACTCTGTCTGACGAGGCCAGGAGACGTATCCTGTCCGATTGGAAAGGGAATCAGTTCCCTTATCGAATCGTCAAGATATGCACAGAAGGGCCAATAGCCCCTCTGGTACATTTGGTTTCGGAACGAAACCAAAGACTCCAATTCCTGACTATCTCCGCGTCGTCGAGGCGAGATGCGACGAACATACACAGGTCGAACATCTTGACCTTTGTAATAATCGCCACCGCAAGATTCCCGAAAGAAACCTTTCGAGAAAGACTTGCCCTCGTTCACTTTGAAGCCAAAAGCTTCAAGAGCTACGACGACGCTTTGCATCATGTCGTTGGGGACGATAATATCGTCGCCATAGACGCGCACCTTACCAAAGAAAGCTGAAAAATCAGACTTCTTTGTAAAGCGGCTACCAGTTGCTCGCTCAATCCCAATAAAGACAACGACCAAGAAAGTCATTGCCTCGATGGGGAATGTAAGAGCAGAACCCATAGACGCGAACTTGGCCAGAGGGCGAATGCCATAGCCAGGAACATCAGCAAATTGGGACCTACAAGCTTGGATACCACGATGAAGATCATCGTGATTCTCAACGAGTAGCCTAACGAGCCGATTCGAAACGCGATCACTCGCTTCACTCAAATCGAGCGTAGCAAGTGACCGATCAATAGAAGACTCTAAAGCGAGCTTCTTATTGATCTCCTGATCATCGAAGCTAATGAACTCATTAACCGTAATATCATTACGGACAAATGAGTACAGAGCATCCTTAAGAGCCTGCTGCACATACATTTGTGCAACTGGTTCAATGGCGATGATGCGGGGCGTCTTGAGCGTTTTAGGAACAGAAACAATCCTAACAGGTGTTTCTGAACCAGGTGATAGGTGAGTCACGAGCGATCCTAATTTCCAAAATTTGAAATTAGGAAGACCGTATTCCACAAACGGAAAAACGGAATCTAGTCGCTCGGTCCATACCATGTTGAGCCATTTGTCGTTTCCGAAAATGTGCTCAGCAGTGGAGCCAGGTCCGTGACGGGGAATTAAATCCCCAGAACGGACCAGTCTTTCAGTATTTGAGAAAATACCGGAAAGAAGAAGAGAACGAATACGGCGAAACTGAGAGCGATAATCGCTTTCTGTTTCCCATCGTTGTTCTTCTGCGACTCCCTTGTCTGTTTCGATGAATGCCGCATATGCGGACTCCTCTCGGTCAGTTGAGCAATCAACAAGAAGCTTAGAAAACATGAGCGTCATCTGGCGCACATGCTTTATAGCTTCGACCGAAGGATCATCGAGTAGGTAGCCACTATCAGCATTGAACACGAGACGAAGGAAACCCCTAAGAAAACAGGGGAGACCCCTCGAGAACCGAAAACCGGTAAACGAGTCGGAGTCAATCCGTCCTTTTTCGAGAGAGCGATCAAAAGCTTTCCCGAAGGTCGGAAGGGTTATCGTCAAGAACGATAGACCTTCGTGTTCAAAACGACCAGAGACCGTTTTACGATCTCTGGTGGTGCAGATGCCGCTTTGCTTGCTAATAGAATTAGCAAGCTCTATCCAGAGGGATAACTGGCTTTTCATGGCCCGTCCTTTCATACAGGGCGTTGGTCATCCAGCCAAGAAATCTCAGGGGAAACGAAGGGGGAAGAAGTTAAACTTCATTCCCAAGAATCTTCGTAACGTTCGCGCCCGAGCTAGCAGTGAGGTATGCAGTGAATGCATCCACAATCTGCTTGGCTTCAGCAATCGTGTACCCGTAAGGGGGCACGTCGATAACCATGTGTGCTCGCATAGAGACACGCAGGTTCTGCGAAGCCATGAGGGGGTCCGTCACCAACTTGGTATGATCCAAGGAAACCAGGTGACGGTACCTCTTACCCAACTGATGTGAAAACTTCAGAAGGACAGTTCCGTCGTCTTTGGAAAAGACGCCGGAATTCGGGCCTACCCCTACACGGGGTAGATTTTGCGCCACGGCATTGATAGTGACGCTTTGCGGATCTGAGAACATCTTGTCTCCTTTCGGCGTGAGCTGGTGCTCGTAGTGAGTGCAAAAGCACTACGACCATCGGGTGATACCGAGGGCCGCAATGATGGAGAGCTGGAATGGGTCGAACCCATCCCAAGTCACTCCAAATCCAAATGGTGTTGCGCGAATACGCTTCTTCGTCACCGAAGAAAGGCTGAATTCGATTGGACCAATAGGAACAATAGTTCCGGGTTGGGCACAAGTATAGCGATCAGTAACGATGGTGGTTTCCATCAGATAGCCATACCGCAACACTAGGCCGTAAAGAGC